CTTCATCTGATTCTTTTTTGATGACCAAGAAATAGACCAATAGACCTACCAACAATCCTATGCCTATGAGTATAAGTGCTATCATTTAAATAGAGCAAGCAAATAAATATACAGGATGCAAACCTGTTCAACCCCAGAAGAGCTTAAAAAAGCTTACAGAAAACTCGCTCTTAAACATCACCCTGATAAAGGTGGTGACCCTGAAAAGTTTAAAGAGATTACCAAAGAGTATGAGGAACTTTTAGCGGGTCTGGAAACAACAGAGGAATTCCAGTTGAACATTTCACTTGAAGAGGCGTATACAGGAATATCTTCCAAGAAACTAAAAGTCACAAAAGAACTCAAGTGCAAGAAATGCCTGAAAACGTGCCAGGTGTGCAGAGGTCAGGGTACATTTAATATACAGTTGGGTCCATTCGCAATGACACAGGCATGTGGTATGTGCTCGGGGTCTGGTGGTTCATCGTCGGGATGTGATTCGTGCAGCCGTACTGGAACAATACAACAAAGCAGGGAATACACTATAGAGGTTCCGGCAGGGGTTCGAGAAGGGTACAAGTCAGGCCCATTTGTGATTCGTATAAAGCCCCATTCCACATTCGAACGAAGGGGACAGGATCTGATACTTCGTCACAAAATTCCATTTCAGCAGACTATCCATGGGTGTGTTGTTACAATAAGTCACTTGACCAAGAAGGTTCAGGTGGACACTTCAGAGTGGGCACCAATCGATCCGAGAAGGTCATATGTTGTCAGGGGAGAGGGTTTACCAGGGGGTGATCTGCATATAATTTTTGATATAGATTATGGTCGCTGATCCCATATATGGATACATATCAGTTGAATCCAGCAGATGGGATGGTTTCAATCAGCGAAAATGTTGAAGAACCTCAAGAGGAACCAATGGCTGAGTTTTCAACCCCAATCAGTGAGCTTGTTCAGGAGCCGGATCAGGAGATTGTTCAGCAGCCCTTTATGGCTGCAGCAGTACCAAAGAAGGAGACTCCCAAAAAAAAGAGTGGATCCAGTCTGACGCCAGAGCAGATGGATGCAGTTCTTGCAGGTGTAGCAGCTGTTCTCGCATTTTCAAAGCCAGTCCAGGATAAGGTTACTCAGATGGTACCTGCTGGAGGTCTTGTGTTGACCCTGGCTACCGCCTTAGTGGCTGCAGTTGCATTCTTCTTCTTGAAGAAGTTTTTGGTGAAAAAGTAAACTAGTCCGTCACAGTTTGTCCGCAGAATGCCGACTTTGTGATTCGAGTATATATACCAAGGGATACTGCTAGTGTGACTATCTCATCCATATTTTTCCAGAATGCAGGGGTGTGATCGAGTTCAGGGAGTGTAGAATGCGCAAGTTCATGGAGTAAAACGTGGAATACAGTGTTTGGATCTTTATCGCCGAGACACAGATGTATCTCATACCCTTTGTTTACATTGAGACCGAGGTCTATCCCAGAGTTTTTATGGTACCCTATCACGATAGCCTGCCTCCTGAGTACAGCATATTTATCTGGGATGTTTTCCCTGAGAATTGTGTAACGTCTGCGAATCTCAGTCATTACAGGGTCTTCTTTGACCTGTGTCAGCAAGAGCCATATACATATGCACGCGAGTACTATCACCCACATTTCCTAAGAATAAACATAGAATAAATACTCCCAGGATAACACTGTTTCCACTGTTTCACCGTAAACAGGGGCGATTCTTTGACATCTTTCAGTGTTATGATGGGCTCGGTGACTGCACCATACATCTCATAATACGGGACACCAGGGATATACATGGTAAGAGTCCCGTCAGAGTTCAGTGTACAGAATTCAGAGTCTGGTGTGATCAGATCTCCATCTGGAACTACGCCTACTAATATTCCATCCTGAACAAGCAGGGAATGAGCAGCCTCGAGGGTCTCCTTCATTCTCGGTTTGCAATATTGGAGGGAAAAGTTGAAACAAACGCATTCGAACTTCAGATCCTTAGGGACGTCTTCTATTGTTCCATGAATCAGAGATGCCCATGGGAATCTTCTACGCGCTTCATCGAGAGAAGTCTGCAAAGGGTCTACACCTATGAAATTGAATCTCAGACGGCTCCATTTGTGAAAGTCTCCACCAAACCCACATCCAACGTCAAGAATCCTCGCACCAGGAACAAGGAAGAGAGATTGTAAAAACTCCATCTTCATCATATTATGACTTCTCCTCAGATTCATCATCAGACCTAAAAGATAGGCGTCTCTATTCTATAGGTCTGAAATGGCGGCTGTACCAGGACAGAATTATGCCCTTATTTCAGTTGTTGGACCCGAGAGCCCTCAGAAGCACGATAATTTCGGGCTTAAAATTTATGGAACGTTTGCTACGAAGGACGATGCAGCAAAGCACGCAAAGGATCTTCAGAAGATTGACGGGAAATTTGACATTTATGTAGTTGATATGTACCAGTGGCTACTAATTCCTCCAGATCGTAACATGATCGAGGATGTACATTACCAAGAGGAGAAACTTGAGGAGATTATGTCAAAGTACAAAGAGTCTCAGCGTTCGGCTGCTGCAATGTTCGAGAAGAGAAAGCAGGAGTTGGTTTCAAAGCCTCTCGAGGGAAGTAGTATGCCATTCATCGAGCCAGGGGACGAGAATTCAAAGTACTACTCAAAGCCAGATGTACCACCACAGGCTCACCCAGCAGACCTGCTCGAGGATTTCAAGGTGCAATTCCCAGACAAGCCAATTGAGGAGATTATCGAGATGGTGAATGAGCGGGTCGCATCAGATGAGAAGAAGCGGAAGGATGCCATCTTTGAGCAGGCAAAGGGAAAAAACATCGACACACAATAGAATGTTACTCGGAGTAATCGTAATATGTGTCGCGGTTGCACTTATATATTTCATTTTAAAGATTCGGAATCCGCCTGAGGAACAAGAGTACTACCTTGCATCCGACGTCTACAAACGACTCTTGACAAACGACACCATTTCAAATCTGATGATTGATTTCACGACACCCATAAATACAACTGGTCCTCCTGGGGACTCAGGGGATGTTGAAAGTTATGATTTGGATGTTATTCGTCGTCTGAGTCCGTAGTCTCGTCTTCGTCAGCTATGAAGTCTTTTATCGATCCTTCATCGTCATCGTCCTCTGATTCTTCGTCATATGAAATCTCAGACGATACATCTGATTCATGCAGGTCTTCATGGTCAGAATAGTCGTCTTCAACCTCTTCGGTTGGTTCGTATCTCTCTGGCTGCTTCACGGCGCGCCCAGAACGGGTCGTATAAGTCGACATCTTCTATTGAATAGTCAAGTTTATTGTTTAAGTATTTGTGAGGCTTGTTTATCAAGAATTCTCCTCGATAACCAATCTCATCTGCAACGGTATTCAACTCTGCTGTAATGTGGCCATCATCAGAATTGATTATTGAAAGACCTATTCTGCGAACATACTCCACTGCAGTATATAGATATCCTGAGTGTTTCGTCTGCTCGAACATTGTCATGTTTTCGTCAAACATTCCGTACGACTCTGGATCCAATCCGGAGTATTTGTGCACTTTTGATCTAAGATCTTCGAAGGAAATGGGTTTCGATTGTTTTTTCATCCCAAACCATAAGAAAATGAGTATCATCGCCAAAACAGCCAGAAACATCCTTTAATTTACATAGAAATTACTGGGGACCGGGGACCCGGCTCGGTCCAGGGGCCTGACTGGGACTGATTGCCTGACTGGGACTGATTGCCTGACTGGGACTGATTGCCTGACTGGGGCCACTGGGACCACTGGGACCACTTGGTCCACTTGGTCCACTTGGTCCACTGGGACCACTGGGGCCGTCTGGTGACTTGACAGTCGTACCTGACGTTTTGAATTTCGTTTCTGCCAGTAAATTCTCAAAGTTTTCTGACATTACATACACTGTATATTCGGTATCCTTTGAGAGCCCTGAGATGGTTGCTTGCTTCCCTGAAACGTACGTTCCGTGTGTAATAGTTGTACCGCTCTTTATTATTATATACGCTGGCTTGTCATACTCTGATAGTGTAATCGCCACCTCGTTTTCCTTGGGACTCACTGAGAGTGTAGCATTTGGTTTATTCATGACAAAGTACCAGTAGGCTCCTCCGAGAGCAGATGATATCAGGATGAATGCAATCACAATGTACATCATTCCAGAACCTTTTGTCTGAGACTGAATAGGCATTTAGAACATGGCAAGAATATTAGTTTCGTCCTGATCATCCACACTGACCGGATCAAGTTCTTCAAGAATACTCGGGGGAAGTATGTGTGACTTTCCAACAAAGTCTTTGCATTTTTTACCAGACTTTCGTGTGACGTCACATTTACAGTGACATCTCTGTGATATGAGGTTGTTCTTAATCATAAACCATATGTGGTTCGATCTGTGAACATCTCCCAAGTTTTCACAGTATGAAGAATCTGTTTGTACGATTGTACCCTGCTTGTGAGAGACGAGCTTTTTTACGTTGCAAGCACCTTGCCCCTTTATATTTTTACGGATAAACTGCTCGAGTAAATCAGTAGACGATGATACAGTTGCGGTTTCACACTCTGCAGAACGTATAGTGAATTTTTCGAGCATCTGAGTATTTGGGGATGTATCGAGATGCGACACTGATCCATTGTGTATACGTATAAATGGTGCATATGGTTTACCCACCGGATGCTTATGTGACCATAACATTCGAAGACCACTTGAAGGAGAGTCTATAAAATCAGAGTATTCTGGAGACTTGATGACTATACTATTTCGGAGCTTTGTATATGTCTGTTTTGTCACTACTCTGTCTGGCCATATCAGATGAAACCCACATTTCCACTTTCCTTCTACGATTCTCACGGGGGCTTTTGCAACGTATACTGGTCCCTGCACAACTGATTCCCACCCTCTGAAAAGTTGTACCGCCTCTTCATCCGACAATTTTTCATCGAGTTTCAGGTCAAAATCAATGTAAAACTTGAACTTCTCCGTCTTCAATTCTACTATATGTTGCCTTGATCCCGTGAGTATTCTCTGAATATACCTCCCATGGAATTCCTTTTCATCAGAAATCTCGAGAGTACCACCTGTCATGACCACGTGCGTGACTTTTCCCATTACTATATACTGCGTATATATTTCTAGATTGTTCCGTTTGTAACACGGTCCCACAGGTCATCTGATTCGTAAGAGACGATGGGTTTTTGAGGCTCTCTCGCCTCTTTTATTGCAATAAGGATATCAAGAATCTGACGATCGTGAAAAGATGTTATCCAAGGATCATCCTCTGGTAAACCTTTTATTCTGGCCAGATTTTTGATAAAGTACGCCTTGTTCTTCATTGTATCTTAACATAGAAAATAATAACCTGTTTAGTATCTCACCAACGAGAATGTCTGTCTATTTGCTTGGAGGGCCCTGTAGAATTCAGGGTTGTCCAAGACGTGATTTCCTATCAAAGGCCAAACATTTCTCTGTTTGATCCCTTCGAGGGTGTCGAAATCGAGATGCGTGTTTTCGTCGTAGGGCTTTCTAAATTCAGTCTGATTTGTGTCCATCTTGTGGCGTTCTTCGTCAAAATTTTTTATTATTGCATCCATCTGATCCCTATCAAATGTTGCATCTATGATGTATACATGATATACCAAGCCCTGATCAGTTACAAAGTTGAAGTATGAATATGTACCATGAGTTATGTTCACTATACCCCTTGTCTCCTCCTCAAGTTCCCTGACTGCACACCTCAGAGGATTTATAACTTCACGTTTTCTGCATCCGCCAGTCACGAACGTCCATTCGTTGAACCTTCGATCCTTTACAATTAAAAATTGAGAGCCTGAGGTTACAATTGCTATAGCCTTGTGGCGATCCATTATCCTTACTATTTACTATATTTTAGTGAGCGCTCCTGGCCTCGCAGTGATGAGGAATATAAATGCTGCAAGAAAACCAAGCCATACCCATTGCGGAACCATTTTTAATTGGCATACAAAAGAGATCCCATGCCATTTTGAATTCTTAGGATGTTGTAGTTTACTGCGTAGAAGTAGCTGGAAAAGTCAGAGTCGATAACCTTGTCCCATGTTGCGCTCACACCAGTGTCAAGCAGACCACTTACCAGCAGACGGTAAGAGTCAATTCGTGAAAAGTTCATAGTACCAGTTGGCTGCAGTTTGCATGTATCCAGACAGAATGGAACAATCATAACGTTTGACTGGTTGGTGTCGAATCCTGATCCTGAACCAATGTACCCGTATGAGGTGTGGTAATACTGGATAGGATCGACGTACAGTGGAAGTGGTCTGAAGTCAGCCACGTCAACACCGTTAATCTGCTGCTTCACTGATACATTTGAAAAGTTGGTCTGAATAACATTGGATGCTGCGATGAACTTGACTGGGTGACTGAGAACAATCTCCGCCTTGTCCTGACCAGCTGGGGGCAGAAGCACACGCTGAACCTGCTCGATGATAATGTCCATGTTGGACTTGGAAAAGTACTCTCTCTCCGCCTTGTCAAGGAAGATGTATCTGGCATACGCCTGGTACTGCAGTGCAGTTCCTTTTACCAGTGGAACCGAGCCGACAGCGTCTTCTGTGCGAAGATCTTTGCTCCATGTAATACGAATCTCTACATCGTGGTACTGCAGGGCTACCAGCGGGAGTGCATTCTGCCAATCCTTGCAGAAGAAGAATTTGAGTGGGAAGAAATAAGTCTCCAGGTTGTCACCATTGTATCTCTTTGACCAGGAGCTTGACAGGAGAACAGGGTCAATCTTATCCATGAATGCAAAATCCTGTGTATCAACCACCTGTCCGCCAATAAGCAGCTCAACCTTGTCTATT